GCATTACGTGGATTTATAGAAGAATTCTCTGCAAACTGTAGATTTATACTAACGTGCAACTTTAAGAATAGAATAATCGATCCTTTACACTCACGTTGTACAACAATTGAGTTTAATATTTCTAAAGCACAATCAGCAAAATTGTGTGTTAAATTCTTAGAAAGATGTAAATATATTTTATCACAAGAAGGCATACAATTCGAAGAACAAGTGTTAGCTGAATTAATTATGAAACA